GGTGTTTATTCATTCGGTGCTTGTGCAATCAAACTTGCTGGTGGAGCATTCCGCAACAACAAGTAAAAAACTAATCATGCGCCGTGGTCACTCCCGAACGCGGCGCAGCAGACGAAAGGGGCGGAAATGCCTAGCATTGTTTCTACGGCTTCACTTAGAAGCATTCTTGGCGTTTCCGTTTCCCTCTATCCCGACAGTTACCTGGACGAAATTATCAATACCGCTGAAGCGGTTATTTTGCCAATGTTGGTTGCAAATACAAATGCAGTCAATTCTTATGAGTTAAACAACAACGTTGCAACGTATTACACACAACGTGAACACCATTTTGTCATTGGTCAATCAATTATTGTGACGGGATTACCCGCACCTTTTAGCGCAACAGTGACCGTTGTTACAACAGGTTTATTTCATTTCACCGCTGCAATCACTAGTGCAAATGTGACCTTGCGCGACATTATTCCAACAGGCACGGCCACACTTTCAGGCTATTCTGCCGTTGATATTTACGCCAATTCACCACCCATTGAATCAGCCATTTTGGCAGTCAGCGTTGAAGTCTTTCAATCACGCGTGGCCGCTGGTGGAGAAATCCAGGGTGTAGATTTTGCTAGCACGCCATATCGCATGGGTAGAAGTTTGACCAACCGTGTCAGCACCTTGCTTCAGCCATTTCTTGATGTCGAAACGATTTGTCAATGACCGCATCAACAATTGCTGACACACGCGCCGCATTGGCCAACGCATTTTCTGCATTGTCTGCAAATGTTTACGCATCAGTTCCCGAATCGCCCATTCCACCAGCGATCGTGTGCGTTCCAAATTCACCCTACATGGAAGTTGTTTTAATTGGTAAAGCACAAACAAAAGTCAAACTTAATTTTGCAATCACTGCAATTGTTGCTTCCAATAGCAACGCAGGTTCATTAGATAACCTTGAAAAACTAATAATCGGAATTCTTGCGGCAATGCCCGCGGGATACGTTGTTGACGTTGTTGAAAAGCCAACAGTGTTGGAGGTTGGGCAATCCCCAATGCTTGTGGCTGACATCAACGTTTCAACTTACTACACACAGACAATCTAAGAAGGAGAAGAAATGGCCACCACAGTAATAACTGGGCGCGATGTCACCTTTACTATTGGTGGCAATAACTTTGATGCTCAAGCAACTTCAGCAATTTTAAGCAACTCACCAACAATGGTTCGTTATCAAACCCTTGACGGTGTAGTCAATCGCCACATTGATGATGAATTCACTTTTGCAGTTGAGATGCTTGCAGACTGGGGCGCATCACCTTCATTGTGCGAAACACTTTGGGGCGTTACGGAATCAGCACCAAACACAGGAATCACAACAGTTTTGACCGCATCAACTGGAGCAGTCTTTACATTCTCAGTGCTGCCAGTTTATCCAAGTGCGGGCGGTGCTGCACCTGATGCACAAACCGTTTCAATGTCATTTGTTGTCGTTGGAACACCTTCAGAAAACTTCAGTTAAACCAAACAATCGGGAGACAAAATGAAACTACCAATAACAATTGAATATAACTCAGGGGAGTCAGCCACGTTTGTGGCTGCTCCACCTGAGTGGGTAAAGTGGGAAAAGCACACAGGTCACACGATCAGTCAAGCACAAGATAAAATCGGAATATCCGATTTGGTCTTTTTGGCTTATCACGCCATGAAGCGGGAAGCCGCTGGCAAACCAGTGAAGCCAATCGAAGCATGGACAGAAACAATTTCTGACGTGGTAGTTGGTGAGACAGACCCAAAAGTTTTGCAGTCGGAAGTCTAAGCCGAATCATTTGGGAATTGGTCATTGCGACTGGATTACCAAAATCAGAATTTGAAACGGCTGAAGATATACTGACTGCAATAGAGATTTTGGAAAGGCGGGCAAATGGCAACTGATGCAATCAGTTACGATAAAGCAGAATTGCGTGCCATTACCCGTTCTTTCAAAGCAATGGACGAAGAAGCAATTTCACAAGCCAAAGAAAAATCTTCAGCATTGGCTGATTATGTTCGTGGGCATATCATCACGGCGGCTGGCAGTCGCACGCGTAATCGTCTGGACAATCGCGTTGCTGAAGGTTCAAAGGTTTCTAAGTCGTCCAAAATTGGTGAAATCTCATTTGGTTTTGCTGGTCAAAAATTAAGCGGCGGCGGAACGACCCAACAACTTTGGGGCGGTGTTGAATTTGGTTCAAATAAATATAAGCAATTTCCAGTGTGGTCAGGCCGTGAGGGTCGCGGTTCCCGTGGCTGGTTTATTTATCCAACATTGAGAAGCCTTCAGCCTGACATTTTAAAACGTTGGGAAGAAGGATTTTCTGAGATAGTTAAGAGGTTTGACTAATGGCAGGTAGCCGCACGCTCAAACTTTCCATTCTTGGTGATGTTGATAATCTGACCAAATCGCTCAAAACTGCCACAACTGACGTTGATTCTTTTGGCGACAAAATGGGCAAGGCAGGAAAAGCCATTGGTGCTGCATTTGCGGCCGCCGCGGTTGCCGCTGGTGCCTACGCAATCAAAATTGGCATTGACGGCGTAAAAGCCGCCATTGAAGATGAAAAGGCACAACTCCAGTTGGCATTGGCTTTACAAAGTGCCACAAACGCCACTGACGGCCAAATTAAGGCCACTGAAGATGCAATCCTGCAAATGTCTTTGGCAACTGGTGTTGCTGATGATGATTTGCGCCCTGCACTTCAAAGGCTGGTTGTTTCCACTGGAAGCATTACCAAAGCGCAAGAATTGTTGGCATTGGCATTGGACGTTTCAGCCGCCACAGGTAAACCCCTAGAAACCGTCACAAATGCGTTGGCTAAAGCCAATGACGGGCAGACCACTGCCCTGGCCAAATTGGGTGTGGGCATTACTGCCGCCCAAGCCAAAACAATGGATTTTACCGCTATTCAAGGCAAGTTAACCGATCTGTGGGGTGGTGCAGCAGGCAAAAGTGCTGAAACGTTTGAAGGCAAAATTGCACGACTAAGCGTGGCTTTCAATGAAACCAAAGAAACAATTGGCGTTGCATTGCTTCCAATCCTTGACACATTGTTGACCTTTATCAATACAAATGCACTTCCAATCGTTAAGGCCTTCAGCGATTCATTCAGTCTTAAAAGTGAAACTGGTTTAGGCAAAACGATCACTGACGTTGCAGGTGCAATAAAGTCATTTGTTATGCCAATTTTCGACGGAATGAAATCTGCATTTGATAAAATCAAAGCAACAATCACAGAAAACAAAGATGAATTTCAAGCCTTTTTTGATGTCATAAAATATGCCGCACCTATTATTGGAACCGTTATTGGAAAGGCGTTTGACCTAATTGGTTCAATTGCCAGTGTTGTTTTGAATTTGATTTCAAACGTTCTTGCTGCAATTAAGCCATTGTTGAACACTGCAATTGACGGCATCAATTTAATTATCAAAGGTGTTAATTTGGCCAAGCCTGGTGAAGATATTAAGCCAATACCTAAAATTGGTGACGGCTTCGCCACTTCAGGCGCACCTGGTGCAATCAAGGGTGGCGGGTCAACAAGCGGCACAACTGGTGGAGGTTTTACTGGTGGAGGAACCACGAGCGGTGGAACCACGAGCGGTGGAACGACTGGTGGCGGCGTAACTGCTGCCGTGGCATCAGCGGTTGCCGCGACAAAGGCCGTGGCAGGTGGCGGATTCACTGATTCACAGAATGCTGCACGTCTAATTGCAGCAGGCGGCGGCGGATTCACTGATTCACAAAATGCCGCACGATTAGCCGCACAAGCACCACAAATCAACATAACCGTAAATGGAGCAATGGACAAAGAAGGAACCGCCCGCACATTGGTTGAAACGCTTAACAATGCTTACTATCGCGGCACGGGCGGGGCAAATAGTTTGGTCGGAATATGACCCAATGGAATCCAATTTGGAATGTTGAAATTGACGGTGTTTCCTACACCAGCGCAATTCTTGCAAATTTAACCATTCGCAGTGGTCGCGTGAATATCTATGAACAAGCGCAAGCGGGTTATGTCAATCTTCAATTGATAGATGTAAACCAGGCGACAATTCCCGTTTCAATCAATTCAAGCATCACGGTTCAAATTGAAAATTCGGCTGGTACTTTAATCCCAATTTTTGGTGGAAATGTTGTGGATATTGGCCTTGAAGTGTATGACGTGGGTTCAACGACTTTTACTCAAACTTACTCAATCATTGCATTAGGCGCATTGGCGCGTTTACCAAAGATTTTGACCAATGGGGTTTTGCCAAAGGAATTTGACGGCGACCAAATTTGGGACGTTCTGAGCGATATTTTACTAAATAATTGGGGTGAGGTTCCTGGTGCGCTAACTTGGGGGACATATACACCAGCAACAGAAACTTGGGCAAATGCTCAAAATGTTGGCTTGGGAGAAATTGACCGACCTGGTGACTATGAATTGGCAGCCCGCACATCAAATCGGATTGACGTTTATTCATTGGTTTCAGCGTTGGCCACTAGCGGTTTGGGTTATATTTACGAAGATGCTTTTGGCCGCATTTCCTACGCTGATGCGACACACCGCAGCCAATACCTTTCAGCAAATGGATACGTCAACCTTACGGCCAACCAAGCCCGCGCCCGTGGAATTCGCATTGATACCCGTGCAGGTGACGTGCGAAATTCAATCACAATCAAATATGGTGCAACTTCTTCCAGTGAACAATCTGCCGCTGATGCGGCTTCAGAATTGACTTATGGAAGCCTTGCGCAAATCATTACAACGACACTTCACAATTCTGCTGATGCATTAGACCAAGCCCAATTTTATTTGGCATTAAGAGCCAACCCACAACCAATTTTCAGTGAAGTCACATTTGATTTGACCAATGATGAATTGGACGACAACGATCGTGACAATTTGTTGGGTGTCTTTATGGGTCAGCCAATTTTGCTCAATGACTTGCCACCCAATATGTCAGCAAGTGCGTTCCAGGGTTTTGTCGAAGGCTGGTCATTTCAAGCCAGTTACAATCAACTTTCAGTCAGCCTTAATCTTTCACCCGTTGCTTTCAGCCTTCAGGCTTTAGAATGGCAGCAAATCAATGCGGCGTTTGACTGGGCGGGCGTGTCGGCTTCTTTAGACTGGCAACGTGCAACAATTATCACATGACAAGGAGAAATAATGGCTAATCCAACAACCAATTATGGGTGGGTAATGCCCACCAGCACCGATTTGGTGACTGACTTACCAGCCGATTTTGCGGTTTTTGGTCAGGCAGTTGACACATCAATGGCCGACCTTAAAGGCGGCACAACTGGTCAGATTCTTGCAAAAGCAACAAACACTGACATGGATTTTACCTGGATTACAAATGACCAGGGTGACATCACGGCGGTGAACACAACTGCCCCACTCGCAGGTGGTGGAACAAGTGGCGCATTGACATTGTCAATTGCGGCTGCAACAACTTCAGTTGTCGGTGCGGTTCAATTATCTGATTCCACATCAACAACTTCATCAGTTTTGGCTGCAACACCAACGGCAGTCAAATCAGCGTATGACCTTGCTGACGGTGCAATTACAAAAACAACGGTCACAACCGCTGGTGACATTATTTACCGAAATGCAACCGTTCCCACACGTTTAGGAATTGGCACTGCTGGTCAAGTTTTAACAGTAAATTCAGGTGCAACTGCACCGCAATGGGCAACACCTGCAAGCGGTGGCGGTATGACTTTACTCAGCACAACAACCTTATCAGGTGCTTCAACAACTATTTCAAGTATTGACCAAACCTATACGAATCTTTATGCGTTTATTTATGGTATGACTAATGCAACGGCAGATGGCAATTTTGTTGTCCGTCCAAATAATTTAACAAGTGCTTATTATGGCACTACTTTAACAGGCTCGACTTTTGGAAGTATTTCTGGCGGTGGTGTTAATTATCCTATTCAACCGCGAACCTCAACAAATAATGCTTACACGTTAAATATACCAAGTTATACAAATGCAACCGTTAGCAGAATTTTGGTTGATGGTTATGGTTCTTGCGATAATGGAACTTTTCAAATTTGGGGCGTTTTGGCAACAGGTTCAGCAGTAACAAGCCTTGTTTTCTTAAATACTGGCGGTAATTTTTCAGGTGGAACAGTCCTACTTTACGGAGTTAAATAATGAGCAATCCAATGATGAGAATCCACGATATGGAAACTAATGAAGTCATTGATAGAGAAATGACTGACGCTGAATATGCTGACTATCTTGATGCGCTAAAACCTCAACCATTGAGTAAAGATGAACAAAAAGCAGCAGCGGATAAGGCAGCGGCACAATCTAAACTTGCTGCACTTGGTTTGACCGCTGAGGATTTGAAGGCACTGGGCTTGTGACTTATCCATTAGGCACATCAGCAGCAGTCATTGAATTGGCAATTGCTGAAGTTGGAACCGTTGAAGAAGGCGATAACCTAACTAAATACGGTGAATTTACAAAGGCCAACGGTTTGCCCTGGTGTGGAAGTTTTGTTAATTGGGTTTTTGCAAAATCTGAAGTCAAGATTCCTTCATGCGTTTCAACTGCAATGGGCGCGCATAAATTTAAAGAAATTTCACGTTGGTCAAATATGCCGCAATTGGGTTATTTGGCTTTCATGGATTTTCCACATGACGGCGTTGATCGTGTAAGCCACATTGGAATTGTTGTTGGTTTAATGGAAAACAACCAAGTTTTGCTTATCGAAGGAAACACATCAGGAACAGGCGACCAAAGAAACGGTGGCATGGTCATGGTGAAGGTTCGCCATTACGGTGAAGGAAAAGAAGTGGTCGGGTTTGGGGTTCCTAAATTCGCACCATACAAGGGTGACTTTCCAACGGTCGCCATTCCAACTTCGGGAGTCAAACCAAAGAAGGAGAAAAAATGGACAAAGCCAAAGCCTTAGCAGCATCATGGGGGCGTAGTTTTCTAGCATCATGCATTGCCGTTTACATGGCTGGGATTACTGACCCAAAGGCAATTGCCTATGCTGGCCTTTCATCAGTTTTGCCAGTCATTTTGCGATATATCAACCCTAAGGACAAGAGTTTTGGAGTCACTGGGGAATGAACCCAAACGAATGGGCGGCCATCATTGGTTGCGTTCTTGCAATCCTTACGGCCGTTTATTCGGCAATGAGATTCATGGTCAAATCAGTTATGAGGGAGTTGCTGCCTAACGGTGGAAATTCACTTAAAGACCAGGTAAACCGAATTGAAGCGCGGTTGGATTCCCTAATGGACAAATTGTTGGCCGACACGCCGTAAGTCAGGCGGGAAGGTTGATTTTGTCAGTTGTGTGCTTCACCCTTATCTAAGGCAGTCAAACAGGCGGCCTAGATTCGGGAGAAATCAAAAATGGTTCTTGACCTTTTAGACCCACAGACATTGCGGGCGTTATTGCTTATTGGCTTGTTGTGCATCATGGCAGCCGCCACAGGTTATTCAATGGGATATAAAGAAGGCCACCGTGAGGGTTACGGCCGCGGCAGGGCAGTCAGTCGCCACATTTCATCAGCCAAAAGGGCGGTGAAGTAATGGGGTTCCTTGACAATTATGAAGGTGTGGCCGACCGCATTAAGCGTTTTTGGGTGACATATCCAAACGGTTCAATTCAAACCGCCATTGTGGACTTTAATGCTGAAAAGGGTTATGTGCTTGTTCAATGCACAATATATCGTGATTTGGGCGACATCAAACCAGCGGGTGTTGATTACGCTTATGGATACATTGCCGCTTTCAATCCAAACATGCGCCGTTGGTTTTGCGAAGATACGACCACAAGCGCAATTGGCCGCTGCATTGGGCTGGTGCTTGGAACGGATACTAGGGCAACAAAAGAAAACATGAGCCAGGTTGAAGGTTTAAACACATCAACGGCCAAAACTGAAATGGCTGATGTGTGGGCAACGAATTACATTGAAAATGAAATGCCCACGATCGGTTCAATTGTAGAAAATATCGCTGCACAATTAGGCGGTGAAATGGTGCCTGAATCACCGCAATGCAGCCACGGCCACCGCATTTGGAAAACTGGAGAAGGCAAAAACGGAAAAGCCTGGGGCGGGTTCTTTTGCACTGAAAAGAGCAAGGCAACCCAATGTGCGCCAAACTGGCACGTTTTAACCAGTGACGGAACATGGAAGCCACAAGTATGAACAAAAACAAATTGGTGAAAATCCTGGTCATTATTGAATTGTTTCTTTTGGCTTTATTGATTTGGGTGGCATTTTTATGAGCGACTATATGGAATTGATAGACCCAAAGACAATGGTTGGCACATTGCTCAAAAACGGGAAAGTCGTTGATTCTTACAAAGTCATGCAATGTGATAGTTGCGCACTTATTCAAAAGTTTGATGCGTTTGGTTATCAAAAAGCGGCTGAAGATAATCCCGTTTGGTTTTGTTTTGGGTGTAGGGCTAAACGTTGAAAGTCACGCTAGACCGTGAGGAAGCGTTGATGTGCCACATAAGTGCCTGGATTATGGCCAAAAAGTATTCTTGGAATGGCACTGGAACGCAACGCACCTACACAAAAGAAAAAACGCTGCACGAATCAATTGCACAAGATGCTGAAGCCATTGGCAGTGAGTGGGCAGTAGCCAAATACTTCAATCTTTCATTTGACCCTTTTGAAGAAAAAGGAAAAGAAAAGGCTGATGTGGGAAAAGGCATTGAGGTGCGCTGGACTAAATACAGTGAAGGTCAATTGATCGTGCATGAATACGACCGTTCCACTGATATTGCAGTGCTGGTCACTGGTAATTCATCAACGGCTTACAACATTGTTGGCTGGATTCCAGTGGCTATTGCAAAACGGGACAAGTACCGTCATTCAAGTCAACCAAATTGGTGGGTCAGTCAAATCAATCTGCAACCCATTGAAAACCTTGTAAGGAGTAATTATGGAACAAATGCAATTTGAGTGTCGTGCGTGCAAAAAGGTCACAACCCAAATGGTTCGAATTGTGACTGACAATTTGCCTGACCATGTGAAAGTGCTGGAATGCACCGTGTGTTCAAAATTAGGCGTTGCGTTGGTTGGCAATAATGGCAATCTATGAATTCATGTGTGATGCGTGTGGGATTAGCATTGCAATAAATCAGCCCATTGATGCTGACGGGTCAGCCCAAGCGGGTAATTGCAGCAATTGTCAGATTCCATTGGTGCGCGTATGGTCAGCAAATCCCGTTCATTTCAAAGGAAAAGGTTGGGGACATCAATGAAAAGTTATCCACAAGGTTTATCCACAACCGTTGATAACGGTGGAAACACGCCCAAAGCCACGCTGAAACTTGCGCGGTATTTGACTTACTCAGTACGCTGGTTCCGCTTGAAGCGAGACGCTGAGGCGTTTATCTCGCAAGGGCGTAAACGGCTAATGGGCAGGTTCTATGTCATTGCGGCATTGCTTTCAATAACAAGCATTCACAATGCAAATGCAGAAATTTATTCAATAGACCATTTGAAACTTTATGCACATTCACGCATAGTTAATTACAAAGAGTTTCAGTGTTTCAATACGATCATCACGAAAGAGAGTCGCTGGAATTACAAGGCGCACAACGGCTCACATTGGGGACTGGGTCAAATGAAGTCAAACCATTACAGGAACCTTGACCCTTACCGTCAGATAGATGCCAGCATTCGTTATGCCATTCACCGTTACGGCACAATTTGCAAGGCATTGTTGCATCATCAGAAACACAACTGGTTTTGATTATGGCCAGTGCATTACGGGACAATGGTTCAACAAGTAAGTGGCGCAAGATTCGCCAACGCATTCTTGAACGTGACCAATTCACATGTCAGCATTGTGGAATGGAAGGTAATACGGTTGACCATATCCTGCCACGCAGTCTTGGGGGTGGTGATGACGATTTCAACCTTCAATGCTTGTGTTTCAGGTGTAATTCGTCTAAAGGCGGTGTCAATCGTCAAAATTCCAACAAGGGTGGTTTTTTTAATAGCAACGGGACAC